CAAATATCTTTTCTGTAAATCCAGACGAGACATTTCATCCGGCGAATTATGATATTATTGGCTCCAGAATTATCGATGTGGCCAACACAATAATTTGCAACGTCGCCGATCCTAACGAAGGATTCGCTTATACTAATCTGGCGACAATATACACAAACACATCTAATCTAAGAGTTAACACAATTCCGGGATCTGGTATTACCGAGATTACTCTATCTGGTAATATGCAAACTTCAAATGTCTATTTCGAGACAGGCGATATTATTGTAGTTGCTAACACCGAGTTGATCATTCTCGAAAGCAATCGTTTTGGAGTTGATTTAAGAGTATCATCTCCAGGTCTACCTGGTGGATTGACAAATCAAAGTCTAATAATCAAAAAGAAGCCCAACTCTAATACTATCATTGCTGATTCGATGATATATTGGACATATGATAACTGCGGACCTATCGTAGCAACCGCAATTATCAATCAAGGTTCTGGATATGTTGAACTTCCTACAGTTGACGCTCTATCAAACACCTTTGTTCGTTCTCTTGGTATTCTTGGTCGCATGGAAGTTATTGACGGTGGACGAGGATATCAGCAAGGCAACATTATCGAGTTTATCAATCAATATGGTGACTACGGCGAAGGAGCCAATGGTGTTGTTTCTCTTGTAGATGCCAATGGTACAATTCAGCAAGTCGCATTTACAACAAGACCTGGATATGACGAAGGCGGCGCCGGATATTCACAGGCTTATCTGCCAAGAGCAAATGTTATTACCACTACTGGTAATGGTGCTAACATTATGGTTACCGCTATTATTGGCGATGGTGAACTACTTGAAGCCCAATCAAACGTCATTGGTACGATTGAAAGATTAAGAATTGTATCTGGTGGCGCAGGATATCTAACAAATCCAATTCTTGATCTATCTACACAAGGCGACGGTACCGCACAGGCATTCGCTAATATCGTTACAGGCATTTACACATATCCTGGTAGATATATCAATGACGACGGTCATCTTTCTGGATATAATTTTATTCAGGATAGAGACTATTATCAGCCATATTCTTATGTTATTAGATCCGATGTTTCGTTGGAAAAATATAGAAAAGCTATCAAAGAACTGGCACATCCTTCTGGTATGATTTTGTTTGGTCAGCACGAATATGTAGACAAAAATCAAGAAAATGTCTCGGCGAATATTGTCAATGCATTCATCACAACAGATTCAGTATACAAAAATTTGATTGCCAAGTTTAGCACATCAAATACATTTAGTTATACTCCATCATCTACCTATACATATCTAACATTTGACAAGAGAACTGGTACAGGCAATACGGCAGCCAATCTAGGTAATATTCTATATAATACTCAGAATGTTTGGTATAATGCTGCTAATACTGCACAGAGAGCAAACGTCAGAGGAAATGCATATTTCTCGGCTGCTGGTCTCGAAGTTCTAGGCATTTATGCAAACGGTAATGCCACGATGCAGCACGTTAGCACATTGAATGTTGCCAACGTTATTACCGTTTCTGTATGGTATAATCTTGCAAACAACTCCGGTATTAAGACAATTGTATCTAAGCAAAGCGGAACCGTTAGAGGGTTTGATATCGATACAAGTAGTGGAGCACCTTACGTTGTGGTCAGACCTGGCGTTGCCAACAATATACTAACTATCACACCATCACTTAACGCCAATACATGGCAGCATGTGGCATTTACCTATGATGGTTCTAAGATTCGTGGGTACTCAAATGGTGTATTCAAAGCAATCTCTACAGGCACAGCAAATGGTATTACTGACACTACGGGCAACCTAATCATCGGTGGCTTTGCCGGTTTCCAACAATATAACTTCGAAGGTAAGGTTGCATCCGTTGAAATCTATAATAAAGTATTATCGAATACCGAAATACAAACATTGTTCAATAAAGATCGTCGCAGATTTGGCATATAAATAAGGTAAAGAGAGAAAATAATGGCATCAGTTCGTTCCAAAGACTTTGGTATATTTCTAGCAAAACAGTTTCGTGAGTCTGTTTCTGAACCAGCAGGAGCTAATCTATATCTGACTTTTGGTAGATCGTATCCTTGGACCAACGACTCTAATCCACCGGCGGCTAATACATCCGAGGCAACTTTCATCGATGTTTGGAATAATATGATCGGCGGTAAGCGTATTACTGGTAACGATATTCGTCATGTTGTGCCACGTTTTAACTGGACAAACAATACTGTTTATTTCGCATATAATCATATGGCAGACTCTAAAGATTATAAAAATGCTAATACAGCATTTTATGTGCTAACCGACGAGTTCAATGTCTATAAATGCATTAGTAATAACTATGGTAATGCCTCCACGTCTAAACCGACATCCACTAATCCAGTAGGACAGTTTCAAACACAAGACAAATATATCTGGAAATACATGTTTTCGGTTTCAACAGAAGATCAGGAGAGATTTCTAACTGATTCTTTTATACCTGTGAAAACTCTCCTATCAGATGATAACACGCTCCAATATCAGGTCCAAGATAACGCTGTAAACGGTTCAATTAATGATATTGTTCTATTAAATCGTGGTGCAGGTTACACTGGAAATAATATCACAGTAAATATTACCGGCGATGGTCTATTCGCTAATGCTAGAGCGGTCAGAAATATCACAACTTTTCAGATTGATAGTATTATTGTGGACAGCAAGGGATCGGGCTACACATTTGCTAACGTCAGAATAACATCTGTCACCGGTGCAGGTGCAAATGCTAGAGCGATTATCAGTCCACCGGGTGGTCATGGATCCGATCCACTGTATGAACTAGGTGGATCATATTTAATGATTGATACAAAAATTAATAATAGAGAAGGTGGCGTTCTAACGGTTGAAAACGATTATAGACAAATTGCAATTATAGAAGAACCATTGATTAAAGATGAATCGAGAACAATTTCCAATACAGCGGTATCACAGTTGACGGTATTGACGATGGCAGAATCTTCCTCAACTTCTAATTTTCAAGAAGATGAATGGGTTTATCAAGGACCTAGTCTGGCTAATGCCACATTTAGAGGAATTGTTACTGAATGGGACTTCTCAAACTCTAAATTAAAACTAACAAATGTTCTGGGCACACCAACGGGTGACATTATCACTGGTAATACCACGACAACATCAAGATATGTTAGTTCGGTTCAATTACCTGATATGGAAGCATATACTGGAAAACTTTTATATATAGATCATATAGTTCCTATCGAGCGTTCAATCGACCAGAACGAAGATTTCAAAATTCTACTAAGTTTCTAAGGGAAAGAATAGAAAATGGCAAATACTGCTAATGTTACGGCGCTAACTACAGACTTCAATGTAACACCATATTACGATGATTATGATGCTACAAAGGGTTTTTATCGCATTCTATTTAAGCCTGGTTATGCGGTACAGGCCAGAGAACTAACGCCTGGTTATGCGGTGCAAGCCAGAGAACTTACGCAAATCCAGACAACTCTCCAAGAGCAGATTCAGCGATTTGGTCGTAACATTTTCAAGGACGGCACAATCGTCATTCCTGGTGCTTTCTACCTAGAAACTAATGCAGGTCTAACCGCTGGTCGTGCGGCTCGTTACGTAAAAGTTTTGGACACAGACGCTACTGGTAATACAGTTAGCATGGCTGCTTGGGAAAACTTTATCTACCAGGGCAAACAGGCAGGCAATACCAGAGTAGAGCTTCGTGGTTCAACAACCAACATCACCGCACAACTTGTCCAGACACTAGATGGTGTTCAATCTTTACAGAATACCAAGACAATTTATGTTGCTTATACCTCAGCATCTACCTCTAATGCCACACAAAAGGTATTCCAGGCAGGCGAAACACTAACAGCAAACATTGGCAATACTCCATACACCCTAGTTGTTCACAACACCGATCCTGCTCCTACTGGATTTGGTTGCCGCTTTGCTATCTCTGCTGGTGTTCTCTTTGCGAAAAATCACTTTATTGCTTTCCCGGATTCATCTATTATCGTTAGCAGATATGATGCCAATCCAACAGCAAGAGTCGGGTTTTACATTACAGAAGAAATTGTCAATGCATCCGCAGATTCTTCGCTACTTGATCCAGCACAGGAAGCATCTAACTTCTCTGCTCCAGGTGCTGATCGTCTAAAGCTAAATCCAGAACTAGCTGTCGTAGGTGCTAACGATGCCGTCGATGTTCAGAACTTTGTATCACTATTCACACTAGAGAATGGTGTCGCCACATCGTTTCTAGCTAACACACAGTATTCTTATATCAATGATGCCATGGCTCGTAGAACGCATGACAACTCTGGTGATTATGTTATCAATGGCATGGAAGTTCAAATCAAAGAGCATGATGACACCGGTTCAAACTTCGGTCGTTACGCTAACGGAAATAACTCACTTCTTTATGCTGGTGTTTCTCCAGGA